TCAAGCGGTTACATCTCAATCTGAAGACATCCAGCAACGTTTCAGCCTTCGATATGGTGCATTGGGACGACTGTGACGAGCGAAATCCGGCCAATCTGGTGCTGGAATCGCCGTGTTATGCAGCTTTGGACGTATCCAGCAAGCAGGATTTGACGGCATTTGTCATCGTTGTGCCGGAATACGAGGACGATTCTGACGAAATAACCATTGAATCGCTGGACGTTTTCTCTTGGTTTTGGGTTCCACAGGAGGCGGTTAGCCGCCGATCTCGTGAGAAATCGCTGTTTGCGACCTACTCAGGGTGGTCTGAAACGGGAGATTTATTCATTCAGCCGGGGCAACGTATCGACCAGGACGACATCCGGCAATTCATTAACGCCAAGCGGGATGAAGGCTGGAACATTCAGTCCATTGCCTACGATCCGTGGAACGCTGAAGCGATCCGGCAGGGACTGGAGGCGGACGAGTTTCAGATGGTGGAATTCACGCAGACCATCAAGAACTTCTCTGAGCCGTTCAAGGATCTTGTCTCGCTGGCGACTGAGCACAAGGTAAGGCACGGGAACCATCCGGTTCTGAGGTGGAACGCGGCGAACTGCGTAGCGTATGAAGACCCAAACGGGAATATACGACCTGACAAGAAAAATTCAATCGACAAGATTGATGGAATCGTGGGAATGATCATGGCTCATGCGCTGGCAATGCAGGAGCGGGTAGACGAATCTGGAGGATTTTTGCTGGCATGAACGCATTAACGCAAATTAAAAACGCTCTGACTAGCATCTCTGCGCCGGCGCAATGGCTCATAGATTACGTGGGAGGCGGCAGGACCGACTCTGGGGTGAGGATAGACCACTATACATCGCTGACAATTCCTACAGTCTGGCAGGCTGTGAAGGTGATTTCCGGCGATGTGGGGCAGCTTCCATTGTCACGCTACCGGACAGACTCCGAAGACGGACGTATCCACGACAAAGACAACCTGATGGAGATCAGGCCGAATAAATCAATGACGCCTCTAAAGTTCAAAGAGACTTTACAGGCCCACGCTTTGATTCTTGGCAATGGCTACGCGCTGATTAACCGAACATCGCGACGCGGCAGGATCGGTGAGGTTTATATTCTGGACCCGCGAACGGTAACGCCAGAGCACAACAGCCAGAACGAGCTTGTTTATACACATCGGGACATCAAGCCGGACGGCGAGGTAGTTACGAAGACTTACCGTGCTGAAGACATCCTGCATATCAGAGGTCTTGGATATGACGGGCTGTTAGGGTATTCAGTCGTAGCACTGGCGGCGGAATGTTTCGGAATGGCGAAAGCTGCCGAGAACCACGGCGCGACATTCTTCAAGAACTACGCAACGCCACAAGGGATTCTGAACTTCCCTGGCGGCAAACCCAAGCAGGAGACGGTCGAGCAGACCCGCGATGACTGGACCAGAATGCAAAGCGGCGACAATAAGCATAAGGTCGGTATGCTCTGGGGTGGTGCTGAATTCAAACCACTGGCATTCACGAACGAGGAAGCACAGTTCCTGCAATCCCGCGAGTTTCAGCGCACTGAGATTGCCTCGTGGTTTAATCTCCCGCCACACAAGGTAGGTGATCTCAGTCGCGCTACATTCACGAACATTGAGGAACAGAACCGCGATTACCTCACGACTTCGCTGATGTACTGGCTTGTTACGTGGCAGGAGGAATGCACGGACAAGCTCCTGACCGACCAGCAGAAGAATCAGGGGTATTACTACGAGTTCAACACCGCTGCACTGCTGAAAGGCGACACACAGAGCCGCTTTGAAGCCTACGGGAAGGCGATTCAGGACGGCTGGTTGAATAGAAATGAGGTCAGAATTAAGGAAAACATGAACCCTGTAGACGGTCTGGATAAGTATCTGGTTCCGTTGAACATGTCTGCGGTGGGATCTGAGGAGGAATTCAGCAACGACACCACACAGGAAGAAAGCTCCGACATCATCGAGGCGGCTGTGACCGGCCTTGTACGCATGGAAGGTAACCGGATTGTAAAGACATCAGAGACGGCGAAGAACTTCACAGAGGCTGTTGACAAGTTTTACGCTCAGTTCGCTGACAAACTCTGGGAACTCATAGAGCCAATGGGCGCAACTGTGGCGACCCTGGACGCATACATTGACAAATCTAAGCATATCTGGTCAGAGATCGCAGGAGGATGCACACAGAGCGAGCTGACGGCGGCTGTTGAGGACATAAACGGCGAATGGTCGAAAAGGGCAAACGAATTAACCAGACTTATTATCGAGGATCGAAATAATGAGAAAGAAGCTGACACTCCCGAAGGTGAATGACAACCGGCACAAGCCAGAGAACCTGGAACTTGAGAAGATCGGAGAAATCCACAACAAGGCAACCAATACCATCCACATTAACGACGAGATTGATTCATGGTTTGGAATCTCAGCCGATGATGTGAAGAATGCCCTATCTGATCTGGATGATTCGCAGCCGTTGCGGGTGGTGATCGACTCTCCCGGTGGTTCGGTGTATGAGGCAATCAGCATTCACAACCAGATTTCTGAATGGCCCAGCGAAGTCACTACGCACATTTCGTCAATCGCGGCGTCTTCGGCGTCTGTAATCGCAATGGTGGGCGACCAGCGGACCATCGCAGACAATGCAAAGGTGATGATTCACAATCCATGGACCATCGCAATGGGCAACGCTACCGAGTTCAGAGCACTGGCGAACATGCTGGACAAGACGGCAGACGGTCTGGTTGACATGTACGACCGCAAGACATCGCTGTCACGCGATGAAATCGTGGACCTGATGAACGGCGAGGACGGTGCTGACGGTACTTACATGGACGCTCAGGAGGCTCTGGATGCAGGGTTCGTTACTGAGGTGATCGACACCAGCCGGAAGGACCGTAAAGAGACAAAAGGCACGCCCAGAAAGACTCGGGTGAGAGTTAAACTATTTGCTATTGACACCAATGACAAAACTTGTAAAAATACCTGATAACTAGAGAAATTCTGCATGTGGCAAATTTGCCACATTGAAAAAGGCAACTCATTAGCGGCCTTTTACAACATATTCCATAAGTGCAACTCATCAGCGGCACAAATTCACTTAACTGTGAAGGTGTGTCGCTTTTTTCATGCCTTCACCAAACGATAAGGGTGCAAAGGCATGGCTTTTGAAAAGCAAATTGAGAAGCTGAACGCCTCAATTTCTGCGAAAGAGGAGCAGATTGAGAAGTTCAAAAGCGAAGTAAAGGCGTTTAACGACCTTGCTGACCACGAGAACCGCGACCTGACCGCTGAGGAAGAAGTCGAAATCAATAAGATTCTCGACGAGCAGGTTCCCGAACTTCAGGACAGTCTCGAGAAAGAGATTGAAAGCCTGGAGAAATACGAGCAGCGTGCGGCCTTCGCTGAGGGTGGATCTCGGAAACACGATCCACAGCGGGTCATCGACCTGGAAAAAGAGCGGAATAAGATCGTTGTCCCGGCTCAGGCCCGCAAACACGCGAACCTGAAAGCCTTTAAGGGACCAGACGCAGAGGCAGACGCTTACGCATCAGGTCGCTGGCTGATGGCAACCATCGGGCAGGATGAACAGTCCGCGCTGTGGTGTCGTGACCACGGAATCCAGACGGTCAAGAACGCAATGAGCACCGGCGATAACACGCTTGGTGGTTATACCGTTCCGACACAGATGGAAGTCTCGATCATCGCCCTGCGTGAGATGTACGGCGTGTTCCGACAGAACGCAATGGTTGAAACCATGTCTTCGGACGTGAAAACCATATCGCGTCCCGTTGGTGGTATCACTGCTTCGTTCGTGGGTGAGGGTGAATCCGGCACTTACTCTGATTCACAGTGGAAGAATATTGAACTGGTCTGCCGTAAGCTGATGGCGCTCGCAAAAATGAGCATTGAGCTTTCTGCTGATTCGGTTATCTCAATTGCGGACCAGGTAGCCCGTGATATCGCTTACGCTTTCGCCAAGAAGGAAGACGAATGTGGTTTCTTGGGTGACGGCACAGCGACTTACGGCGGGATCGTTGGCCTGAAGAACAAGCTGTTGACGACCAGCACTTACACGGCTGCAACGGGTAACACCGCTTTCAGCACGCTGGATCTGGCAGACTTCGAAGGCATGGTCGGACAATTACCTCAGTACGCTGAAGCGAATGCTAAGTGGTACATCTCCAAGGTTGGTTATTGGGCATCAATGGCACGTCTGCTGGATGCAGCCGGTGGTAATACCAAGACCGACCTGTCAGGTGCTCCGCAGCTTCAGTTCCTGGGATACCCGGTTGTTATCTCTCAGGTGTTGAACACCACGACCGCAGCACAGACCTCGACTGACGGCCTGTGTTACTTCGGTGACTTGAATATGGCTGCAACCCTTGCCAGCCGAACTGGAATGAGTATGAGCACCAGCAATGAAGTGCTCTTCACCTCTGACCAGATCGCCATCAAGGGAACGCAGCGATTCGGCATCAACGTCCACGAGTACGGCGCAGCCTCTGGCGATGCTGGACCGATTCTGATGCTGTCAACTCCCGGCAGCTAATAAATGACCCGCCGTCAAACACTGGCGGCGGGTTTCTCATAAATCACAGCTTTATCTTGAGGGAACAAAATGATTCCAGCACAGAAAACAAAATACGTTGATATCGGGTTCGGTGAGGCACTGATTGACAATGAC